ATGCTGCCAGCACTGCCGCTGATGTTGTTACCACTACCGCTGACGTTATTCTGACCGGTGCCGACGCTGCGAGCACGGCCGCTAATGTGATTACCACCAACGCTGATGTTGTGCTGACTAACGCTGATGCTGCCAGCACTGCTGCTGATGTACTGGTCACGAATGCTGACGTTGTACTGACCAATGCCGATGTTGTTACAACTGCCACCGCCGCTGCACAAGCAGCCACCAGCGCAGCCAATGCTGCCGCCGTAGTCAATTGGTCAATACCCGGGTTCACCACCACGCTTGCCATGACTGATGGCGTGGTTGCTCGTATGTACCCAGCATCAGAACCTGGTGTACCTGATGCATGGCGATTTAACAAAGGCGCAAGCTGGTACAACGAAACAAGAACAACGGGCGCTTATCTTGGCGAGTTTGCCAACGTCACTGCTGCGGCCGGTGCAACTGATGCTGCAATTGGCGATTACTATTACGACTCGGCCCTTGCGTTCTTTTACGAACTTAGCAACATTGGTACACCCGCCAGCGATGCCACAGAGCGAGCGGGCAGCGCGGAGTTTCCTAGCGCCATTGAGTTCGTTGTCAAAGCCAACAACATTTTCATCTTGGATCTTAAAGATGGGTCACTTTGGAAACGAATAAGGGCTTCGGCTGGCCCCACATCAGCTTTGAGTTGGTGGAAAGGTAGCAGAGGTGTTTCGAGTCTGGATTATAAAAACGGCGTGCTTGTATTCGGTAAGGATTCCGGCACTACCCCTCTGGGCCTCAATATCGTCAACTTCTTGGAAGATAAAATATACAAGATAGAATCAACTGAGGGAAACACTGGTGAGTTACCCATGTCTGCTATTGGTCAGGCTGTGGATATTTTACCTACTTCTCGTTATGAAACCATACTAGCTAACACAGTCAAAGCAGTCGCTATTGGCGATGCATCAAAACACTACGGCTATGACGAATGGGGAGTACCTAAACAGTTTATCGCTGTAGGTTGTGAAACTACACACGGCATTAGCGTTATACACCCGAACGGCAAGGTGTATGACATTACGGGCCAATCCAGCTTAATAAATGCTGTTGAATTTAATGCGTTCGGGGAGTTAGTTGCAACTGGCCTTTTCTCGTCATACCAAAGCACTTACAACGTGCCATTTAGAGATATTGATTACTCCGAACACGTGAGGGTTATGTACCCCACGGCCAGTATTTCTGCTGATGCTGCCTCGTTCCCGAGGACTTTAATTGTTGGAACACCCACGGCCACTGCACTGATGGGGCAGAAAGCGCTAGTTGCTGACGATACATTCCTGGCGGCAATTGATGAGGATGTATATGGTACGGGTAATGACGACGGTCGTGACAGTCCAGCCACATACGTTGGTTACGATTCCGCTTTAACAGAACACTTTGTTTCACCAATGGTTGATAGGCTGGTGACGGCTGCATTGGGTATGGAGGTAGGGACAACTGCTCTAGTTGAGGCGGAGTATACAACAAACTCCACCTTCGATTCAGACACAACAGGGTGGACGGTTGTTAACGGAACACTGGCTAACTCACCCGCAGGATCTCTGCGACTTGAGAACACAAACACCAACCCATCAACAGTTTATCAGGCGCTCGCTACAACAGTTCAAGGCAAGGACTATGTAGCGATTATTGAGCTTGAAAGCGTTGTTGGGCTAACTGCCGTTAGGGTTGATATATCCACAAGCAGCTCAACCGGCAACTCCTATAAACAGGTTACGTTGCCTGCGGTGGCGGGCTTTTACGCCATTCCATTCACTTCTCTGTATAACTCAGAATATATAATTCTTGTTACCACGGGTGCCGAAAACGCAGGCGATTACATTCAAGTATCCGAAGCCTCTGTATGGGAAGCTACATCTGACCGCTCACAACTCAACACCAACCACGCCAAGATAAACGGCACGATTACCAGAGCAGCATATGATTCTGGTGATGCTGTACTTCATTCGGGTGCTGATGCGCTATCGGCTAATGCTGGGGCTTATTGGGAAGAAGGCTATGATGGATTTGCCACAGATGGTGTAGTGCTCCACACGTTCATTAATTACACAGCCACCGAAGTTCGCAACCTGATAAGCAACCGGGCGTTAGACGGTAGCAGTAATCCGATAACCTGGTTGGCCGACAACACCGCAGGCGTTTCTATACATATCAATGGGTCGTCTATTCTTTCAATTACCAACGGGACTGGTGCTGCAACAGCTACCACAGCTATTTCAACCGCGCTGGCAACAGGACTGCATGAGGTCACAGTTATACAAGCCTCTGGTAGCACTTCAGGCTTCAGAGATTACTATGTATACGTGGATGGCGAGCTAAACCAAGTCACTGCCGAAGTGGTGTTTACTGCGCCGACAACTGCAATCACTTACATCCACCCATCGAATACATCATGGGCGGAAGTGGGTGGCCTCGACAGAAAAGCCACCGCTGATTTCTACCGATGGAAGTACAAGAAAGAACGCAGGTTGTTCGACACTGGTGCCAAGGCTACATTGCAGGGAACCGGAAACGTTGTCGATATTGCAGTAGACGAAGCCAGGAAGACCTACACGGTCCTCCAGACAGATCACTACACCACATTCGATATGGATGGCATTGTTACTGACGATGGTGCTGTATCGAATACCGGCGTGTCGATCAGTGTCCATGATGGCGATATCACTATTCTGGATGGTGCCAATCTCACGCTGACGGTTGCTGCCAAGGATCTCGTTGAGCACCCATCCCAGCGAGTTAAAGAAAAGCGGATATTTGAGTATGACAGCCTGGTTGAGGCCGACCCGCGTATCTTCGGCAAGACCGTCACAAACCCGCCCAACACAGGCGGCGATACCGTCGGTGGCACGCTGCTTGATTGGGATGGCGCAGAATCGACCGATCCAACACTAGCCGACGCCTTGACCACGCTATTTGGTAACGAGGCAGGTAGCTATCTCGTTGGATTAACCGTCGCAAGCAGGACAGCCGGTACGGTACAGATTGATATCTCAGGCACGTCAGGTGCGGCTAGGTCAACCAATGCGACCTTCACTGAAACGCTTGTATACGATCCTGCTGCGAGTGCGTCAGATGATCTTGTATTCAGTGATGCCGCCAGCGCATTTGATGGTCAGGTCAGCGATTACCGAATTCGGAAGGTGGGCATACCCCATTGGGTTGAATCATCCTGGCGCATAGAGATGGTGTTGGAAGATGGGTCGAAAGTAAGACCAGATACACCTGACCTGGTACGGGATGGTGCGATCACTAGGCGCTTTGATGGGAAGTCTGGATGGCTCTCCACAGTCGATGCTTGGAATGTGCTCTCCATTGAGGGGGTACAGTCATGAGCATCGAATTGAAGAATGACGGGATGGAAGTCCTCTACGACGGCAAGCTGATACACAGCCACTTCAGCAATAAGGTCTGGTCGCCAAGTCAGATTGAGGCCTCAGTACAGCGAGTCATCAACGCCAAACTCCCACAACCTGCCAGAGAGAAGATCATTCGCCAGGGTGGCGCCACCAAAGCGGGTCTGGACGCATACTTCGATGCATTTGTAGATGGCATCAAAGACACCTTGATAGCAGAGGCAGAGAAGCACAGGAAAGCGCTCAGTTACGAACGCATGACCATCAGGTTGGAGCAGCTGGATATTCAACTGAACGGCCTGCCTATCCAAGTGGAAGAAACGTACATCGACGCTGAAGGCGCTGAGCAGGTTCGTATGATCGATAACCCACTGCGTATTGGCTACGAGGTTGGCCATGTGATGCTGGATGGATTGCCACTGCAGATTGAACAACCGACCTATGGTGTAGATGGCGAACTCGCAGGCACTGAGATGATTGATAACCCTAAACGGGAATCTGTTGGCCAAGAGCACGACACTATCGAAGGGCTTTTGGCGTTTATCGCTCTCGATGCTGATGTCATGGTGCTGGTAACAGCCAGATCTGGAGGTCTGTAGATGTCTTCCATTGTGGCGACCAATATCAGCAGCTTTGCGAAGATCTCACCGGTAAAGGGGTTTGTATTCAAAGGAAAAAGGAATCTCCTGACGATCGCGGTAAATGACTTCTATCCTGAGTCAATGGCATCGCTTCCGCGGATCTGGACGGACGTCGATCGCATGGTGCTGCATGTATGCAGTTTTAATGCTGAAACAGGCACCGCTACCGAGATCGTGGCCACCGCAGATACCGATGTTGACGCAACGCTGATCAACTATTCCGCTGCTGGACAGGTGGTGCTGAAACTAGGCGCCCTGACAACATTGCTGGGTGCAGCCATTCCGGATGCCGAATATCTGGTGCGCCTTACTTCGTATGTTGGCGAGCTCGCAACACAGGTGCTACATGAGTCGCAACAGGTCGCCCGCATTGTGTTCGTCGATACGGAAACAGTCTGATGGTATTGGCAATCAGAATCACAGATGACCTGGCCAGGCTGGATAAAGTACTCCACCGCCATGAGCGGGAGTTGATGACAAAGGCTGTACCACAGGCCATCAACAAGACAGTGACCACAGTGGCATCACGTGCAGTAAAGCATGTGAGCGCAATCACCAGTGAGAAGCAGAAGGACATCAGGGCCAAGATGGTACTGAAGAAAGCCAGCCCGAAACATCTGTCTGCCTCTGTTGATATGCGTGAGGCCAGGGCCACCAACCTGATCAAGTTCGTTAGCACCTCTCAGCGTAACGCCGGCACGTTCAGAAGAAGAACGAAGAAGGGCTTCAAGCATCCTGGCGTCAAGGCCAAGGCGTGGGGTAGTAGCAAGTACTACCGTGGCACGTTCATCGGCACAGGCAAGGACAGCGGCGCGCAGCTGGTGTTCAAGCGTGGCTCATCAGGCAAGGCCCAATCAGTGACCGGGCCATCAGCGCGGCGTGAGTTCATCAAGCCTGACAGTACCGCAATGCTTCGGCGTGTGACCAAGCAACGCATCAGAATAGAGCTGAGTGCAGCCATCAACAACATGATCAGGAGGCAGGTGTGATGTTATGTACAGTCTGCAATTGCGATCAACCGAATGATTGTTTCTCGTCTTTCCTCTCACGTGGTAAGGAATATCAGCGCAACGAATGCGGTGATTGTGTGAGAGCCAAGAGCGCCGCCCGCGCACGACAACGGCGCGCCTTGCATCCAAGAGCGTCACGCGCGAAGACTGCAGGCACTAAATATCTACCACCTCGTTATTCGCACGGAATACTCAGGTCCAACGCGGCACAGGCGTTTGAACATTGGGTGACCGAAGTTCTAAGCGCTCAGCGTGCAGATCAATACTTCATATCGATGGGTTGCCCTTGGGATAACCCTCGGCTCACCAAGGCAGCGCGCTTAGATCTGGTGATGGCCGGCAAGGTTAAGGTTAGCGAAGACAGCCACGATGGGGTGAGAATCCCGCTGAATGGAAAGTATGCGTCAGGCGCCGCAGCGTTTACGTTGGTTGACAAGGAAATGTACCAAGAGCTTATGCGGTTCAAGTGGCAGGCCAAACCCAACGGCAAGCTCAATTGCGTCTACGCTGTAAGAACAACCGCGGTTGACGGCAGGACAATAACAGTTCGAATGCACCGTGAGGTGTTGGGCCTCGGCGGTGCATCAGACGAGCCAATGGATGTGGATCACATCAACCACAACCCATTAGATAACAGGGCCCGCAACCTGCGTCTGGTGGCTCGTATGGAAAACACTGCCAACAGATGGGCAGCATGATGACGCCCCATAGTAATGCGGTTGGGTCCTGGGGAAGGGGTCCGGGTAAGGGTACGCGGCATCGCAGTATTCCGCTATTTATGAGCCTCCACAGACTCAGGTTGTAGTTGAACTTGAGGGGATGAGCAGGCAATCAAACAATGGCAGCAAAGAAAAAGACACCGAATTCGCAGAAGCCCGATTCCACTTGGCTTACACGCAGCCAGATGGTGCTGCACCTGCAGATATCAGGGACGGCCTTCGACAAATGGAAACTACAACATGTAGGCAAAATCGGGCGCCATCGTTACTGGACGATCGCGCAGGTCATTAGTTACCGCGTTGCACGCGAACAACTCAAGTACCAGGCACGCCTTGACGACATGATTCAAGCAGGTAGCGACGGCGATGACCTCAACCCGGTGATTGAAAAGGCCAAGCTCGATCGGGAGAAGCGGATCGGGCAGGAACTGGCGAATGACGAGAAGATGGGCAACGTGTTCCCGACAGCTGCCGCGGGGTTTGTCTGGGCGAAGGCTGGCGCAGAGATGTCAGCAGTTCTTGAGTCGCTGCCGGCGAAACTGAAACGATCGATGCCAAAGATGACGGCAACCCAACTCAACGTAATCAAGAAGGAAATCGCAAAGGCATGCAACACAGCCGCCGACGTCGCCGATAAATTCGATGAATTCCTTGAGGAGTATTACACCTAGTCAGCGTGGCAACCTGAAGCGCGCCTGGGTCAAGGCGTTGAATTCAACGCTGCGAAAAAAAGAACCGTTGACTGCTGTGGAGTGGGCAGACCAGAACTATTACTTGTCGCCGGAGTCAGCTTACGTGGAAGGCGACTGGGAAACGGTCCCCTTCCAGGTGGCCCCGCTCAATTCGATGGGCAATGATGACATTAGAGCAGTGAACCTGGTCAAGTCCGCCCGGGTTGGTTACACCAAGATGATTCTGGCCGCGATCGCCTACTTCATCGAACACAAGAAGCGCAACGGCATGCTGTTTCAGCCGACCGATGATGCTCGTGATGGATTCAGCAAGCAGCATGTAAACCCGATGATCCGAGACGTTAGGGTGATGCGGGACATGTTCCCTCACCTCGACAAGAAGTCAAAGTTCAACACGATGGACTACAAGCTGTTTACGAACAGCCGCCAGCTGTTCTTGATGGGTGGTAAATCTGCAAAGAACTATCGAGAGAAGTCGGTTGATTTTGTCATCTACGACGAACTGTCGAGCTTTGATGCTGACATTGAACGAGAAGGTGACCCAGTATCCCTGGGTGATGTGCGGGTTGTAGGCGCCGCCTTCCCAAAATCGATTCGAGGATCCACGCCGAAGGAGGCGGGCACCTGCCAGATCTCAATGGCCGCCGGCGATTCGGATGAGCACTTCAGGCGATGGTACCCCTGCCCTCATTGCAATGAGCGGCAAATCCTCCGCTGGGGTGGTCCGGACGCGAGCTTCGGCATCAAGTACGTCAACAATGATCCATCTACTGCAGCGTACTTGTGCGAGCACTGCGCTGCCCTGATCGATCAAGATGAAATGCCAGCGATGGACGAGAAAGCCGTCTGGATCTCTGACAACGGGATGTCGACAACCGACGGCATTACTTTTTACGACGCCAACGGCAAGGTGACGAACGCGCCTGCCTCGGTCACCTGGTACATGTGGGCAGGATTTTGCGCACCTGGTGGTGACAGCTGGTCTCAAATTGTTGACGCGTTCATCAAGGCAAAGAAAGACCCGATAAAACTGAAGTCATGGGTTAACACAAAGCTTGGGGAAACGTGGGAAGAAGAATCAGACCAACTAGATTCACACCATCTGTATATGCGTAGGGAGCACTACCCCGAAGGGAAAGTCCCGAGAGAGTGCCTAGCATTACTGTTTGGTGGTGACACCCAGGATGACCGTGTCGAGATCAGTATCTGGGGTTTCGGGCTGGACGGTGAGTCCTGGTTGATCGAACACGAGATCTTCTATGGCGACCCTGGCCGCAACGAGTTATGGAACCAGGTTGGTCAGTATCTACAGACCTCAACCTGGGAACACGAATCAGGCGCGACCCTCCGGATCCGCGGCGGTGGCCTGGACACGGGTGGCCACTACACGACAGAGGCCTACAAGTTTTGCAAGAAACACCAGGCGCGTAATTTCCTGGCGCTGAAGGGTAGTAACCAGCCCACCGCGCCATTCACCAGCCGGCCAAGCAGAAACAACGCCCAACGAGTCCGGTTGTTTTCGATTGGTACCGCCGAAGCCAAGGACCTCATCTATGGGTCTTTGAAGTTGGCGGAGCCGGGGCCTGGTTATGTGCACTTTCCAGTGAGCGCCGACGAGGAGTACTTCGAGCAGCTCACCGGCGAAAAGAAGGTGACCACGTTTAAAGATGGCAGGCCGGTCAAGAAATACAAAGCCATCCGCCCACGGGTGGAGGCGCTGGATTGCTATGTCTACGCCCGTGCAGCATTTGAAATATTGAAGGTGCCACTTCGAGCTCTCGCAACTGAGCTCGCTGGTAAGCCGCCACCGGCAACGAAGAAAAAGAAACAGCAATCATCCATCCGCCGTGAGCGTGGCGACGGTTGGATGGACCGATATCGATAGGAGTTCAAGGAATGTCAGCAACAATCACTCTCGCGACCGTTCAGACAGACCTCGCCGCATGGCGTGCGGCGTTGACCGCTGCGAGCTCAGGAGCTTCTTTCTCTCTGAATGGCAGAACCCTAACCCGCCAGAACGTCAGTGAGATCAAAAGGATGGTGGCAGAGTTGTCCAGGCAAGAGCGAGATTTTCTTGATGCCTCCAGGACCGGTAAAGCCGCTTCCCGTCTGGGCGGATCCCTCGGGAGGTTTAGCTGATGTCGTGGTACGACCGCTTACTTGCCGGCATCGCCCCCGACTACGCAGTTCGAAGAATTTCCGCAAAAAATGTTGTATCGGCCTACGAGTCTGCAAAAACCTCACGAACGCACAAGCCGAAACGCGAGGACCGTGGGCCTAATACACCGGTAACCGAGTCAGCAGTGTCTTTACGACAGCAGGGCCGCTACCTCGAACAAAACAACGACATCGCAAAGGGTGCGCTCGATATCCTGGTCGCACGCACGGTTGGCATGGGGATTCTCCCAGAGTTCATGGTCGAAGACACGAATGGTGATCTTCATGAAGAAGTGAACGAGCAGCTGGCCAGCCTTTACGACGAATGGTGTCGGCGCCCTGAAGTCACCTGGACGCTGGACGAACCATCAGCTCAGCGAATGTCAGCTCGCACTTACTTTCGGGATGGCGAGTATCTGATGCAGCACCTCCTGGGAAACACCAGGGGATTGCAACATGGCACGAAGGTGCCGTACAGCTACGAACTCATCGAGAGCGACATGCTCCCCATGCACTACCACAAGCAGAAGCCGCTAGTGGTCTCTGGTGTGGAAATGAACGGATGGGGACGCCCAACAGCGTACCACCTGCTCAAATCAGATCCGAACGACGTAAGCAAATTCAGCAGGTTTAACGAAGAAACCCGCGTTATACCTGCCAGTAAAATTTCACACCTGGCGATCCGCAATCGATTCCGCCAGGTCAGAGGCACATCAGTTTTCGCGGTGGTGATCAAGCGCCTGCAGGATATCAACGAGATCGATGAGACGGAACGCGTTGCTGCACGGATGGCTGCGGCGATCGCGCTTTATATCAAGAAGGGTGACCCTACGATCTACTCTCCCCCGGACTCCGAAGCGGGTGATGAAGATCCCCGGGAGATTGACATCTACCCCGGCATGGTCATTGACGATCTCCTGCCTGGTGAGGATGTTGGGTCCGTGATATCCAACCGCCCGAACAACCAATTGATCGCTTTCAAGGGTGATCAGATGAGACACGCGGCAGCGGGTATCGGTGTTTCCGGCAGCGCCCTTTCGAAGAACTACAACGGTACCTACTCCGCCCAGCGCCAGGAACTCGTTGAACAGCACGACCACTACGGAATCCTCTGGCAGGATTTCATTGGACGCAGCGAGCGACCGAAGCTGGAAAACTTCATCAACATGGCGATCGCTTCCCGGGTCATCCGGATCCCGGACAACGTAAAGCAAGACACTTTGCTCAACATGAACTTCAGCCGCCCGGCCATGCCCTGGATCCAACCGAAACAGGAAGCGGAAGGCTGGATGACATTGATCGAAGGCAAGCTGGAAAGCAGAAGCGCAGTCATCAGATCACGTGGCAAGAACCCGAGACAGGTAGATAAACAAATTGAACGCGAGGAGCGTAAAAATGCCCAAGACACCAAAGACCCCGAAGACACCCCCGAAGAGTAAAGCACCCTGGTATTCCATGGTGTCGAACGCTGTTGACGGAGCCAACGTCGTCAATCTGCACATTTTTGGCGAGATCGGCTGGGACATCTCCGCGCAAGAATTCATCACCGAGCTCGAAGCACTTGGTGACGTTGACCAGGTAGACGTTGAGATCGGTTCAGTCGGCGGAAACGTGTGGGACGGCCTGGCGATTTACAACGCCCTGCTTAACCACAAGGCCAAGGTGTCAGTGCTTGTCACATCCCTGGCCGCATCAATGGCTTCAGTCATCGCATTGGCGGCTGATGAAGGTGAGCTCCGCATGATGGAGCAGTCGATGATGATGATCCACAACCCATCTACGGGGGCATGGGGAGATCAAAACGATCACCAGAAAGCCGCCAAGATGCTCGAAAAGGTTCGAGAGGCGATGGTCGGCGCTTACATGCGCCGATACAACGGATCCCAGGAAGACCTCATCGCGATGTTGGACGAGGAAACCTGGCTGACTGCTACCGATTGTGTTGAGAACGGCCTCGCTGATGCTGTTGTCACCCAGGAACTAGACCTGGCTGCCTGCCTCGCCGAACTAGACCTCTCCACCCTGGAGAACGTACCCGAAGAATTTCTCGCCATCATCAACGGGCCAAAACCCAACGATGAGGGTGAGGACGGCGCTGCACTCGCAGCGTCCAGAGCGCAATTGGTGTCTGACATCATCGTGCGAAACCAACAGTCGGCAATAGCCGCCGACAAACCAGAGGAAGATCCCATGGATCCTAAAGAAATAGTGGCGGCTGAAAAAGCCGCACGAGAAGCCGAGGCCAAGCGCCAACGCGATATCCGTGCCGCATTCTCGAAGTTTGAGTTTACTGGCTCGGTAGAACTACTCACCGCATGCATTGATGATTTTGAGTGCAGCGTCGAGATGGCAAACACCAAGCTGCTTGCAGAATTGGGTAAAGACAGCGTGTCACTCGGTGGGCCTGCAGTCGTCCTCGAAGACGCTCGCGACAAGTTCAGGGCGGGTGTTGAAGAAGCAATCGAAATGCGTATGAACAGGAAGCCGGTGGATCACACCAACGAGTTCCTGTCCTGCTCACTCCTGGAGATGTCAAAGCGATCTGCTGAAGTGCGTGGTGTTAGCATCGCAGGCAAGGACAAGTTTCAGATTGTCGCAGTCGCACTGCAACCAGGCTCGGATTTCCCCGGGATCCTGGAGAACATTGCCACGAAAGAAGTGCTGCGCGGTTACTCCGAACAGGCTGAGGTTTACACAACCCTGGCCAGGGTGGGTAGTCTGCCGGACTTTAAGGCAGCGAGTCGCACCGGCCTCGGTCACGCGCCTTCTTTGGTTGCTAATGCCGAGATGCAGGAAGTGGAAACCATCGAACTGGCTGATCGCAAGCAAAGCATCCAGCTGGCCACCTATGCAGGTAAGGCCGGGCTTAGCCGAGTCGCCATCATCAACGACGATCTGAATGAGTTCGGGCGCATGCTTTCCAGGCTAGGTGCTGGTGCGAAGCGGACTGTCGGTGATCGGTTTGCTGCAGTGTTTACGACCGCTGCAGGTCTTGGCCAGACACTGGATGAGGACTCAAAAGCAATCTTCCACGCTGATCACTCGAACACCGGCACAGGTGGTGTACCGACATCAGCCACGTTCACAGAGCTCCGCGTGAAGATGGCTACACAGTCTGACGTAGGTGGTAACGCAAACCTCAACATTCAACCCAGGTTTGTCTACTGCCCGGTTGCGCTGGATGGTCCTTGCAGGGTGGTGAATACGTCTCAGGACGAAGTCACCTCTGCCAAGACTGCTCGAACTAAAAACATTGAGATGGGCCGATGGGAGATTCTCTCAGACGCACGTCTCGATGCTGCAAGTGCGTTGAAGTACTACGCGCTAGCGGATCCCAACCAGACCGACACTGTCGAAGTGGCGTTCCTGGATGGCCGAGACGAGCCGATGATCGAGCGCGTGGAGTCCTACAACGTGCTTGGTGTTGAGTGGGTTGTCTGGATCGACTGTGTCGCCCAGGCGCTTGACTTCCGAACCATGGCATACAACGCAGGCTCTTAACCGCCTATAACCCACCACCCAAACGTGTGATGTACCGGCTCGCTTTTACAGGGGCTGGCACCGCTCATTCGTAACACATTAGGAGTAATGATCATGGGTGAATTAAAAGCAGGAAATAGCGTCACTTACGAAAACGCTGGCGCAGCGATTTCGAAAGGTGCCGTAGTTGAACTAAAGCACACCCTGGGTGTTGCGCTGGAAGATATCGCCGCCACTACCGGCAGCGGGGAGGTTGCAGTTGAAGGCGTGTTTGATCTGCCTAAAGTTGATACCGCCGTTATCGTCAATGGTGAAAAGCTTGTCTGGGATACATCAGTAGGCAAGTTTGATGACAGTTCGGCTACGCCAGCGACTGGCGACATCACCGGCGCAGCAATTGCGGTAGAAGCGCTCGGAGCAACAACCAGTGCCAATATCCGCGTGAAGCTGACACCTGGCAACGCAACACTCACCTAAAGTGACGTTTCGTGATGACGCAATAACCGCCACCGAGAGTGTCGTCGATGCTCTCGGTGAGCCTGTTATTTTTCAATCAAACGCAGGTGAGCAGAAAACAATCACTGCAGCGTTTGAAAAAGAATTTATGGAGCACGGCCTTGGTGTGGGCGTCAACACTGCATTACCGGTGCTCTTCGTAAAAGAATCCGATGGGCCTTTCTCTGAAGGCGATACATTCATTATCGATGACATCACCTACCGCCAGGTCCGGATAGAACCCGATGCCGATGGTGCGGCCAGGATTGAGCTGGAGAAACATCGTGGCTGATCATCGAGCTGAGCAGATCATCAATGCGATCGCCGAACGGCTGTCCGGATCTACCAGCGCAAAGGACGAGGTCTATCGTTGGTCAGCACGGCCACTGCCTGAATTGCCCTTCGCGATCGAGGTCAGCATGGGTCCAGACGAACCCAGCACAACCGCTCTCGTCGTCATTGACTCCTGGCTGACCGTGTACGTCGATTTGTACACCAATTCCACTCAGCCGCTACCGCGAACCAGTGCGGCGAAACCAACATACGAAACAAACCTGATGACCCTGCGAAAGGAGACCGCTATCGAGATGATGCGGGACGTCCAACAGGGGTTGTCTGGATTCGTGATCGACACAGATCCCCAGGGAGCACAAGAGCCCGAAGTGAAGTCTGAAGGGGAAACGGTCAGCGTAATGCTGAGAACAGTATGGCGTGTTCAGTATCGCGCCTCGGTAACAGACCCCAGCCAATAGAAAGGTACAACTCAAATGGACAAGATGACATTTATTCAGCGCACAGGCGGATCCAGAACCTTTGCCAACGACGGAGAGCGATTGATTGACGCTGCACTGCAGGTCATCCCATCCATTCCAGAAAGCCAGTACACAACGGACAACAAGCCACGCGTTGAAGCGATCGAAGCACTGATCGGAGAGCAAATCACCGAGGCGCAGCGCGACCAGGCTTTCAAGCTACATAGCGGTACGTCATCCACCAAGAAACCAGCAGCAGCCAATGCTGTAGCCACAGGAGATAGTGATCATGAGTAAGTTACTCAAACGTGAGGTCATCCTTGCGAAAATTCAGACTGATGCTGACACCCCGGCAACACCAGTCGCGGCCAATGATGCAATGCTGGTGGAAAATGTAGGCTGGTCTTTTGCTGGTGCCCGGATGACGGATCGTCCTGTTGTGAAGCCCACCCTCGGGCAGTTGGCCCGTGTTTTTGGTGGCACACTCATGGAGGTGACCTTTGATGTCGAAATCAAGGGTTCGGGCACTGCAGGAACGGCTCCTGAGGTGGCTCCCTTGCTCAAGGCCTGCGGGTTTGATGAAACAATTGTCGGCGCTACCAGCGTCACCTATGCCCCTGTGTCGACAGGCTTCGAATACCTCACGCTGTGGTTCTATGAGGACGGATCTCTCTACAAGCTCACAGGTGCCCAGGGTAACTTTGAGACCAACCTGACAACGGGCGAAACCGGAAAGCTCAGCTTTACCATTATCGGTCATTTGGGCGGGCCTACCGATGCTGCTCTGGTTTCACCCACCTACGCATCGCAAGTGCCAGTGCCATTCATCGGTGCCACATTTGCCACAGGCGGCTTTGCGTCAGTCATTAACAGCCTGACCTTCACTCCGGGCAATGAGGTGGTGACGCCTCCCAGCGCGAATAGCGCGGACGGTTATGGAACGATCCAGATCTCCGATCGCGATTACACCGGGTCATTTGATCCCCAGGCAGAGCTCATCGCTACCGATGACCCTATTGGAGACTGGCAGGCTGGCACTGCGAAAACCATTGCCACCGGCGCAATAGGAGCCACTGCAGGCAACATCTATGCGCTCAATATCACATCGGCGACCTACACCGAGATTTCACCGGGTGATCGCGATGGAATCCGGACGCACGAGATCGGATTCATGAGTGGTGCCGGTGACACGGCCTGCTCCCTGGTGTTCACGTAATGGCGATAATAGCCAGCGCTGGCCTGGTAGAGGAATGGTATACCCCGGTCGATGAACGCGGGGAAGAGGTCGCCACTCGTTTCAAATTGAAGGCACTTAACCAGCTGGATCTGTTGGAGGTGTTTAGCGAGGGGCAAAGCCTGGCTGACGGCTCCTTTCTGCCTAATCATCGTGGTCGGATGATCCTGCTACGAAAGGGCCTGAAGGACTGGGAAAACCTGAACACTGTCGATGGTCAGGTGGTCGGTTTCTCCATAACAAATCTCGATCGAGTGCCTGCTCAGGTCCTGGCTGAACTAGCCAACGAAATACTGACCCGGTCGGCCCTCACGGACGAAGAAAAAAAAACTTAACCATCACGATCGAGGTTCTTCGGAACCGTAGCAAATTTAGCTGTAAGCAGTGCCAGTGGGGCAGGCACTGCGATGAATCAAACCCAGCGCCCGTTAAACAATGGGTGATACCAGGCGTCATCGAATCCGATATCTGCCTGCTCCCCATGGTCTCCGATCGCTCGCTATTTTTTACCCGCCTCCACACCCACTACCGAAACCAAATTCTGTTTTCTGAGGGCGGCATCACCAGCCAGCCCAACCTTTACCTTGATGCAATGGAACACATAGAGCGAACACTCAATGACTGACGAATACAAATTTAAAATCACCGGTAAGGATGCAACAGGTCGAGCCTTTAAGGCTATCCAGCGGAACCTGGTTGCTGTTCGTGGTGCGATCAACTCCACTCACGTCCAGGTTGGCCTTATGGCTGGTGCCAGCGGCCTGGGGTTCCTTGTGGCCCGATCGTTGTCCGTTAACGACAGCCTGGCCAAGATGGCCGACCGAGTAAACGCATCCACAGAAGGATTGGCAGCGCTCAGGCATCAAACTGAACTGAATGGGGAGTCGTCAGCGACCCTCGACAAGTCGCTTGAGAAAATGCGACGTAGTCTTGGAGAGGTGGACCAGGGCGTCGGTGAGGCAAAGGACGCAATGAAGCTTCTCGGTATCAACATGGATGACATCCGCGACCTGAAAGCCGATGAGCAGTTCGAGTTGATAGGTACGGCGATCGGTAGTCTTAGTGATGCCAATCAGCAAGCTGCTATTTCATCAGATATATTCGGGCGCTCTGGCGTCAAACTCATCAACGTTTTCAACCAGGGGGCGGAAGGTTTCGCCTCAGCGCGTGAAGAAGCTGACAGACTGGGTATATCGATGAGCCGGGTTGATGCCGCGAAGATTGAAGAGGCCAATGATTCTATGCTCCGATCCAGACAGGCAGTTGAGGGTCTCGGCAACAAGATCACAGTTCAGCTGGCCCCTATCATTGCCGCGATGTCTGATGAGTTTGTCGAAGCCGCAACAAGCGGCGACAACATGACAGGTATTGTTGAAACCGGATTTAGGACTGGCGCAAAAGTCGCCGGCACCTTCGCTGACGGTATTCATGGCGTTCAGATAGTGCTGAAGGGTGCGGAAGTTGCCGCCACAGGATTCGGTGCTGCGTTCATCGGGTCCGTGGACCTGATCCAGACCTCAATATTCAAGTTCGCCGATGCCATCAAACATAACCTGATCTTGCCGTTCAAAGGCTGGCTGGAGATAGCTGCGCTGATACCTGGCATATCTGACCAGGCAAATGCAGCGCTTCAATCAATCAACGCTACTCTTGCACAGGAGTGGACCCCTCCCCCTGGTGTGCATGAGACATTCCTACAGCTGCGTGATGGCCTGTCGGGTGCCCGGGAAGAACTCCACGCAATGATGATGGAGGATCTACCCAGCGCAGTGATCGATGAGAAGCTGAGCGAGATCCTGGCGATCGCCGAAGAAAAGGCTGTCGCAGCAGCAGCCCGAGTTGCACAACGCTCCGGCGTCGGTGTTGACGAAGAAGGCGCCGATGGTAGCAGTGCAGCCGAACAGGAGAAGACCCAGCAGCGACTCGATCGCCTCAATGAGCAGTACCTTACTGAATACGAGATGCTCTCACTGAAGCTGGCCAACGAGCAGGCGCTCTTGGACGAGGCTAAGGCCGGCAACCTGCTCACGGAGCAGGAATTCCACGACAAGTCACTCAGGGCGACCAGTCGGTATGAGGACGAAAAGTCGAAACTGGAGAAGAAAGCGGCTGCCGCCAAGAAGGCCATAATATCCGGAACCCTGTCATCGATCGCGCAGATCGCCGGTGGAGAAAATAAGAAGCTGTTCGGGATTCAGAAGGCCGCATCACTTGCCCAGGCGGTCGTCGCATTGCCTGCAGCCGTCATCGAAAGCTTCAAGAATGCCGGTGGTTATCCGTGGGGCATTGCGCCTGCAGCAGCAATGGCCGCAGCTGGTGCCAAACAGATTGCCACGATCAAGAGCTCATCCTTTGGCGGTGGTGGATCCGGCAGCGGTGTTGGGGCGATCGGCGGTGGTGGATCCGGATCATCAGGCACCCCGGCGATAGACAGCTCTCTCGGTCGTGCCTTCGATCCTGAAACGGCTGTCGCTGGATCCGGACAGAACATCACCATTCAAATCGCCGGCGATGTCTACTCTCAGGATGCTGAACAGTTCACTGACAAGATCGTATCCGCAGTTCAAAAGTACACTGATGCAGATGGCATTTTGTTCCTGAACAATTCAGCCCAGGCAGTAGAGCTAGCATAGATGAGCGCCATCAACTACACCGCCAAACGAAGCCTGATCACAGGGCACTCTGCCGACCTTTCCTATGACCTAGAATCAGAAATGTCGGTTCTGGTGACCTCAGCCAAGTCAGAAAAATCAGAACACACGTCGCTAGGTGGTAGCTCCGAGACTGTATTCCATCGTCAGGACAAGTTCTGGACGGTGACCACCGTGCCACTCAGTGATATCACGGATAGTGTCTACGACAAGTTTATCGAGTTCCTGGATTCCGTCGCATCCGGAGAGACGTTCACGTTTGACGCATACGGCACGATCGCATCATCAGACAACATCCAGAACGCCAAGATCGAGGGCGACTACAAAGTCACTCGGGTCAGCAACATATCCCAGTCCACTAACGGCGTATTCACCGTTTCGTTCAAACTCCGCATCCTCGCATGAGAGTAGATGCATTACCCTTCGCAACAGCCAACCAGGCTGAATCAAAAAAACCTCTCTACATCATTGAAATCGACTTCACCGATGAGATCCTGCGCCTGACTGGCGAATCAGGCACACCTGTGCCTGCAGACGGCAACGATGTTGAGCATGGAACCTTCAAAGTAGTTTCATCCACATCACAGCGCATCGATCCCAACATTGGTGCCTCCACGATCGGCGGCATCACCTTCGAATCGATAGACCTCTCTGACGCCATTACCGATAAGTTCCGGGCCAAGCTGACCAATGATGCAATCGGCTTGCTCGGTAAAACAGTCACTTTCAAGTTCGGCTATGACGCGCTTGCCTACACTGAATTCGAGACGGTGCAAACACAGCAGATCCGCAATGTTCGCCTGGATGGTAAGAAGTACATCATCGCCTGCGAGGACATCCAGCGAGCCGCAAAGAAGCAGATCTTCGATGAAGTAAAGACCACGCTGGCTGCGAACATCACTGACACTGAAACAACCACGATGAACGTGTTTGACACCACTGACTTCACCATGGTCCAACACGGCACGTCCTACAGTGACGCACCCAGCGCAACCGTTGGTTATCTGGAAATCAAACAAGGTGATAAGCGCGAGGTCATCAGGTACACCGGCAAGACATCATCCACCTTCACCACCCTCACCCGTGGCGTGCTTGGCACCCGAGCCCAGGACTTCAGTTTCGATTCCGGTGGGTCCGACAACGGCATCACCGTCAGGCAATACGTGTACCTGGAAATGCCGGTCCTGAAGTTGGCCTACGCCCTTCTCACCGGCGACCTGATAGGACAAGCAAGTCAGACGCTCCCTGATGAGTGGCATCTTAACATTGATCCCGCTTGGGTTGATCAATCGCAATTTACCGCCCACGAAGATCTATATGACTCAACCGACGATACTGCAGGTTTCATCGCTCGTATTGAGGGCGTTCCTCGCAGCGACGGCAAATCGTTCATAGAGAAAGAATTGATGCTGCTCGCCGGCACGTTCATGCCGGTGCAGGCAGATGGATCGCTCGGCTTGAAGCGCATGGCAGATGTGCAGCCCAGGGCTGGATATGTAGGTGCCCTGGATGCGAGCAACGTCATCAAGTACACACCGCTCGAGCATGCGATGGATGAGGTGTTCAACAAGCTGGAAATCCAGTGGAACTACAACACCAACCGCAAAGAGTTCTCGCGCATCAACGTGCTGGAGGATGCGGCCAGCCAGGCAACCCACGGTGTCACCAAAACCAAGATCCTGAAGTTCCGGGCACTGTACGGCAGTATTCACTCCGCCAGCATCCTGGATACCGCATTCAACGTGCTTCGGGATCGCTACGCGGGCCCCCCTCTCAGGATCTCGATGACATGCCTGCCTTCGACCAACGTTTTCGAGGTAGGTGATACGGTTAGAGTTCGCCTGCCTATCCAGGACTTCACGGACACGGGCACCCTCGATCGCACCTTCGAAGTGCAGCAACGCAAGATCAACTGGCTCACTGGCCTGGTCACCTTTGATCTATTTTCATCCTCCCAGCGAGCCACCCTAAAGACACCTTCAGCCACTTCACCATTAGCTGACGCGTTCTACAGTTCAGGATTAACTGCCGGTAACGAGATCAATGCGACCAACTTCCCAGGAAACGTCGCATCATCGGCAGGCATCACCACGGTATCCGGCGATATCACGTTGAACGGTAATGCGGACATGACTAACAATGCCGCAATCTACTGGTGTACCGAACCTCTCACGGTCAATGCTGGTGTGACCATCAGTGTCGATCGAAATGTACAGCTGCGGGTCAAGGGACACATCACCATGAACGGTGATATTGATGGCATCGCAGCGGCAGTCGAAACCGGCATAACAGGATACTGCGGTGCAATGGTCGAGGCACAGTGGGGCCTGGAAATTGACGGAGGAGGACCGGTCAATGATTACTACAAATCAACCAACCGGAGCATGGTGACACCGTTGCAACGCTCGCCGCTCTACGGGTTAATCCCCTTTCTGAATGTCGGTGTTGACGCCACCGGTATCGTTGCGGGGATTCCTACGGATTGCAGGGGCATATCTGGTGCCACAGGGGGTGAGGTCTATCAACATGATCTCTTGGCCACACAAGCAGCTGGGGGTGCTGGGGGTGATGGTGGTGCCGGACTGGTGATCGTCTCTCGAGGTGGCAGCTTCGGAGGTTCTGGCCAGATCGATCTCTCAGGCGGTGCTGGCATCAAGGGATCCACTCACGTTTCCACCGGCAAGACCATGCACGCAGGCTGTGGTTCGCCAGGCGGTCCTGGATCCTGTCACTGGGTAGTGGACGGCCAGGCATCAACGATCCCAACCCTGTCGCTCAATTTCATCGGCAAAATGGGCGCTGTGGACCTGGACGGATCCACACCCGACCTGTCAGATTGGGTGAAGCACCCGGCGCCAGGTGATGCCTCCCAGGAAACGAGTAGTGCACATGGCTTGAACCCCGCACGTGACGAAAACGGACCGCAGGATTCAACCCAGGTTGACATCTCGCAGTCTGTGCAGCGCGTTCAGGTCGTTTCAGGTTTTGTTGAGCCGAATGCAGACGTTGAAGCATCGGCGCCCGCACCCACATCTGTGACGTTAACCGCCCGAGCCAACCTGCCGGATATGATTATCTCCTGGGCGGATCCGAGCCCAATTGATTACTACGACTATGTGCAGGTTTGGCGACACACCTCGAATGACTTTGCGTCCGCTAGCCTCCTGGTTGATATCAGGGCCAACACATTCACCGACACCACTGCCGTCGCTGGTACAAACTACTATTACTGGGTGAGATCCAAGAAGGGTGTCGATTACTCCTCAGAGGTCGCCACCACACCCACGAATGCCACATCTGCAGCCATCACCGCAGCATCAACCTCGACAGTCGGCGGGGTCTCTGCAGCGACCGTCGCTGCGGCCGCAACGAACTTCAATACCAGCAACGATCGGAACAATGCCGCGATCACGACGCCTTCAGTCTCTGGCGCCGGCACAGCGATTGATCATGTGATTAACACGGACGGAAGTGCCGACATCTCCTTCGAATGGTCCTGGGCAGGTGATGAGGGCATCATCGATGGATTCGTCGTCTACCACTACACAGCCGCGGCTGGCACGTCCTATAACGTCGGGACCACGCCTGCAGCAGAGACCGCTTATGTCATCGCTGCCGCTGAGCGGGCATTTATCTTCCGCGGAGTCGCGGCAGATCAACACCACACCTTCGGCATCCAGGCCTTCAGGCGGGTTGATAACGATATTGATACTGATGGCTTCATCGGATCAACCGTTGTTCAGCCGGCGCTTGGTGCGGAAGATCCGTACCAGCCAGCAACATCAGTAGCGTTTAACGGCAATATCCTCGGAACTATCGACAGCGTCCCGGTCGCCACTGTCACTGGTGGCGCGGCTGCCGGATCGAAAGGGATCGAGCTGAACATCAACGTAAACAACTTCGCCGGGACTGCTCAAAGCGGGCGGTTCTATCTCAATGGCTTTGATGCTGCTGGCGTGCGATCGGACGTAGCAGGAACTGTAAACATAGAGGGCGAGCCAAACCATGTGATGCTTGGCGCGGTGAACGAGGTGCAGGTTACGGCTGTCGGAGTCGTCAACAAGAAAGGCTGGCTTGCTTATGATTCAGCGGATACCACTCCCTTTACTTTAACCATCGGCAGGAACATCGCGTTTGTGTTTCAGGACAGAGATAGCAATTGGTTCTATGCCGATGGCACGACCACGCCGATTTCGTTTACGCCAACTGCTGCCATGTACGCCATCGGCACGATGCAGACTCACGCGACAACAGGGCTGGGGGCTATCCCCAACGCTAGTGTCTTTAAAGACGCGATACCGCTGCTGGAGGTTCCATATGTCACTGTTGAGATAGTGGCTGACGTTTTGAATTCAGGAACTCGAACGGCAGTCGGTGACGGTACTACGCTCAACTGGACCTGGGACAACGTGAACCAGTCTCCAGTGTCAACAACTCAATCTGTAACGGTCCAGTTCCAAGATGACCAAGGAACGGTAAAGTCATCCCAGACAATCACATTTACTTTTGACGGGTCAGTCGACAATAATTCGGTGATTGCAAGCAATACTGCTTCGCCAGTAACGACCGAATCATCAACCGTCACCTTGAACCATAGCGGCGGCGGAGTTAACGAGGGCTACGAAACTGTGAAGATAGTTCACGACAATACAGGCGTCCAGGCTTTCGTGACCGCAACGGCCATCTCTTACGGCGGCTACGGAGGAAAATAATGGCAACAGCAATCACCAGATCGATCCGAATCACGATGAAGGCCGAAGGCGATAGGCAGGGCTGGTACGTCCGAGCTATGAATATCCGGGATGTATTTGACGTGTTCGAGACCATGGAGGACTGGCCTAAAGATCATGTCGGGGTGTACACGATTCAGAGAGCGAACTACGTGGTCTCTGGTGCAGTGAATGACATGAAGAAGGCTGTATACCCGCTCCGCAAGGCTGACCGCTTCAATATGTCGTGGGTGCTGTGTAACCCGGATGGTGAGTTCGTCGGCTTGTTCAGGCAGAAGATCAAGGAAGAGAAAGACTGTCACATGAGTCAGATCGCGTTCAAGCCGGAGTTTCGAGGGCAAGGACTCACGCGGCTTGTTGTGTATTTCCAGTCCTACATCGCGTGGTATCTGTACCGGGCCGACAAGTGGTCGTTCGAGGTGATGGATCAGAATCCCGCCCTGATGACAAAGGTTGACCAGTTCCTCGACAAGGAAAAAGACAAGAAGGGGCATCGCACCGGCTCCACTGGCGCGAACGTCGAGCGGTTCGAGATGACGAGGCAGCAACACGAAGCCACTTATGAGAAAGAGTCATACGGCAAGGACGTAGCGGACGGTCTGGACATCAACAAGATCGGGAAAAAAGGCTACGGGCATATGTTTCTCGTCACTGAGTGATATCAGCCCAAACCGCCGTTTTAACCGACATGATTTCGCCACAATATCTCACACGGACTTCAGCTGTTGGCTGGGATCAAATGCGGGATACTTGGCGTCTAATGTCAATCCGCTCGTAGTAGGCAGTGAGCATTATGATCAAGGACGACGATCAGAAAGACCAGCCAGGTGAGATCTACCTGGGTATCAATGATGATGGTGCGCGATCTTGTCTGAATCTCCCTACAGGCTTCGAACCTGGGTGTCGGGAGTTCGAATCTCTCTGGGCGGACCATTTACAAAGGCCTGCAGCCAATCAACTTTTCCCATCTGCCTCGTATTCTACGATCTGCCTCGTATTATTCCGAAACCCTCACTTTTTTTGGGGTGATATTCTGGTGCTCTTTGGCAATGTCGACCAAGTAATCAACACCTTCACGTATCATATCTTCAGCATCCTTGACTGATTCAATGGCCTTTTCTTCGCAAATTTGAAACCCTGAGGTATAAGCACGGGCCGCCACCAACAGAATATCTTTAAGGTGGTCCTTGTCCTCTATCCAGCGATCTGAGAAAAAATCTATCTCATGGTCCTCTGCCTCACTCTTGTTTCTACCTATTAAAAAACAATACTGGAAATATTCTGGTGTATCGTCTTCATGGTACTGTTCGTAAAATGTCTCCTTTGCAAAATATCGCAGATGGGACAGGCATGATATTCACCTTCCACATGGGGGCATGTGCAATCAGTTACGTCCCATGAGAAACCCCAATCCCAACCCCAATAGTTGCATTCAGGGTAATGCCTTCCGGCATCAATGCGGCGGTTGTTGGCATCATCCATGAGGGAGCGTTTGTTCCATTCCTCAATCGCATATCGCTTGGCGAACTCAACCAAGTCTGGTCGATACATATTCGTCTTAGAATCGTAAGCGCCTTCGCTGTACCTATCCTCCCTAGATATAATGTCAACAATCTGGAAGTCCACGGAGGCGTAACAACACGATGGCCCCTCGTAACAACTGCCCCCCTCGTATCCTTGGTGTTCTGGTTCACCCCCACAAAATGGGCAGGGCTTCAGCACATCAGACATAGTATCTGTAGTGTCACTCATCTGTACTCACCTCCCGCGTGATTGCTCGCAATACTTCACTGCGTGTTCGCTGAATCTCCGTGATTAGAGCCAAGCCCACCCCTACTGTAAGCAGGTAGAGGCTGTGGTCATAAAACATGCTGGTAAATATTGTGATGACCGCGACCAGGCTCCAGAATACAAAACCTAGTTTCTCCCATTGGTATTTATTCACCCTGAACCTCCTGTGTAATGGCTAACATGCGGAGACGGTTCGCTAGAAACTTGATTGCCTACCATAACCCACGGCAACACGCGTCATCACTATGGTGGCAAGTTCTATGCCCTTTGAACCCCATGAATTCATCGCGCACCTGATTCTCAAGGTGCTCCAAATCGAGCGTAGAATCCTCCCGGTAGATGCACGTCTTACACATCTTTTTCTGTACCTTGAAGCCGCTCATTGGTACGGGTCAAACTCAGTAGCAAACATTCGCCACTGAGAAGCTGTGCTGTGCATGGGTGTACGACGAGACACGAACTCAACTCCATCGTTTAGCTGCTGCATCATCATGTCACCAGCCGGTTCGTAATCGTCACGGATGTGTGCTGTTAGTACTCCCTCTGGCCCACTCCCTCTGATCCTATCTTTTAGCTGCTCTATTGCACTCATCCCTTATCCTCCTGTGCCGCTTTTTTCAAAACCCCTGCACGAAATTCGTCGCACAGTTCATTCAGCGTTTCCTCATCCAGTTCTGACAAGTGAAACTTTGGCAATTCCTGCA